CTCAACCTAGAAATGTAGATGATCCTAAATATGCTATCCCTTGGGAAATCCCTAATAACAAACCATTCGCTTTAGTCATACATGCTCCTTACACTATTAATCTGGCAATGCCTTGTAAGAATGGTAAGAGAACTATTGATATTCATAGCACCTATTGGTTTAAGTGTATTATTAATGAACTGCTAATTGCTGATAAGATGGGTGCGATGGGTGTTATTATTCACGTAGGAAAATACACTACGCAAGACCCAAAAGAAGCACTTAAAACTATGCGAACATTTATTCTTGCGGTTCTAGAAAAGAAATGTGAGCTAGACATTAAGTCTCTTCTTATACTAGAAACCGCATCAGGTCAAGGCACCGAGTTATTGACTAACATTAATGAACTATGTGTATTCTATCACAGTATTGTATATCAAAACAATTACAAAAACCATTTTCGGTTATGTTTAGATACTTGTCATGTATGGAGTTGTGGATACGGGTGTCTTGAAAGTTATAAGGAAATCCAAAGTAAAACCAATTTCGGGATTGTGTGTATCCATCTCAATGGTTCAGCTACTCCCGAAGGATCACATAAAGATCGCCATGATCAAATACTATCAAAAAAATCAAGTATTCCTCAACACGAATTAATAGAAATGATTAGTATAGTAGATGATAATGTTGTGATTATCATAGAGACCCCTAACGAAGAAGAATTAGAGATTGATATAGATTTTGTAAAGAATGCGATGTTAAAGACATAGACTTATTTCAACATATTTGTGATATGTATCAATAATAAAAAGTAAAAGTTTTTTACTTTTTTGGTTGTTTGGTTGTTTGGTTGTTTGGTTGTTTGGTTGTTTGTTTTTAGGTTTTTACTTTTTTTGGTTTTTTGGTTTTTTGGTTTTGGTTTAGATATCATTGAAATAGAAATCGAGGTTGATCTTGTTGATCATATGCATGAGGAACCTCGCGAACCTAGGGTGATCCTTCTTGAAACTGTTCAAGAAGGAAATGTTGAACATCTCGGATCCCATAAACCCGACCATTTCGTTCCATCCCTTCTTGAACTCCTGAGAGTATCCCAGAGTGTCTTGGATACGCTCGTTAGAGATGTTAGGAATGTTGTCCCACATCCTCTTCATATCGTTCTCGTTGTCCTCGCCACACATGATATCTGATGAGGGATAGACATCGCTTTTCTTGATCCGGTTGATCATATACATAAAGAACCTCGCGAACCTAGGGTGGTCCTTCTTGAATTCCTTCAAGAAGTTCTTATTGAACTCCTCAGATCCCATAACCCTGATCATTTCGTTCCAGCCGTCCTTCAACTCCTGAGCATAATTTAGGGTAGCGTGGAGATCCTCATTAAGGAGGATAGGGATGTTGTTCCACATCTTCTTCATATCGTCTTCGTTGTCCTCACCGCACAGGATCTTTGAGGACGGATAGACGACGCACTCCGTATCAAAATCAAACTCATAGTGGGCAAGCCTAGCCATCAACTGATCGATCGTGATGCGGTTGGTCACAAAGGTGGAGATGATCTCAGAGTTGTTGTTGCTGTTGCAGCTGACCATAGTTTCCTTTGCTTCTTAGGATATCCAGAACTCCACAGAAAACCTGTCATTTTTCTAGAAAAACTCTGCAAAACAATTATATTTTAATACCTTTTTCCGACCGTCCTGCGTCCATCCCCATCCCACATCTTCAATTCAATAGATAAAAATCAAAAGAATAAGTAAGTTATGCCTTCAACATATAAATATTCTTTTGACAATCCTAATGCAGAACCTAATACAACCATCCCACAAATAAACAGGTTTATTAACAATCTTATAAAGATCACAAATGTAGATCCTGAACATAAACACCTTATTTACACAGACACTACAACTACCGCAAAGATGGTGGCAAAAGTCATATCAAACAATCTAGGTATATCTTCATTCTATGACAGAGATGGAAACATAAGTTTAGGGAAAGGATCTTTTGCGGTTCTAGGGAAAGGGTTAGTGTATGGTGATACCTTATCGTCTAAGATGATCAAGAGTGTTAAATCAACATTTAACAAAAGACCAGAGAACATCTATGGAACAAATATACGTTTTTTGATTATTGATCAATCTTATAAAGAGGGTTTAGATGTATTTGATGTTAGATACCTTCATTTTGTAGATACACCCCCATCATCCAAGGAACAACAACAAGTTATAGGAAGAGCCACAAGAATGTGTGGCCAGAAAGGATTACCATTCAATAATGGGTGGAAGTTATATGTATTCAAGTATGGTGATAATCCACAACACTCACAACAGATATCATCATTATCAAATATAACAGAACTAGAAAAGATTTGCTACTATGGATCAGTAGATTTTGATCTTAATAGCACTATTAATCGGTTTATTTCACCTGCAACAGATAGTAGATATAAGATCCACAACGATGTATTAACAACGATCTTTGGTTCAACTTACAAAACCTTTAAAGATATATCGTCTAATACAAAAAATGGTTTGGATACAAAACTTTATATGGGATATAAGGAGTTGAAAAAAATAGGAGGTAGTGGTGAGTTTTCAAAATATAAAAACAGGATCGTTAAGGAATACTCAAACGCAATATATAGATATGATCAACAAGGTGAAACTCTCACAAATGGTTGTATTTCAAAACCTACGCCTAATCAATCTTTTGAATTAACCCCCACTCAACAATTCATAAAGAGTTATTGGACACCTTCTAATCCACTCAAAGGTATTCTTCTTTGGCATTCAGTGGGAACTGGTAAGACATGCACTGGTATCAGTGTAGTGGATAACTTTGTGAAGAAAGGGTATAAAGTGTTGTGGATCACTAGGCATTCATTGATTGCCGATGTAGAGAAAGATGCAGGACCAGAGAGATGCGGAACAAAACCTACCACTATGACATATAGAACTTTTACAAATATGTTGAATGGTTTAAACAGTAAAGAGAACCCTTTCAAGTCTGGCAATAAAGTTCTATTGATCATAGATGAAGTTCATAAGCTTTTTAATGGAAGCCTAAAACCACAAGAGAGACCCGATATCGGTAAATTGCGAGATGTTATTAAGGGTAAAAATGTAAAGGTGATGTTAATGACAGCAACACCGATTACAGGCAATAATGAAATGGATCTTATTAAGCTTATAAATCTAATTTTACATGAACCGATCCCAGAAGATCCGCAACAATTTAGTGATAAGTATGGGTATAATCAAGGAAAATTCAACAATGAAGGAGCGATAAAATTTTTAGATACAATTGCTGGTCATATATCATATCTGGATAGAACAGGTGATAGTAGTAAGTTTGCTATACCTATTTATATATAACCATTTCACTTTCTCAATCCAACATATTCCATAACTTTTGTTGAATACGTTGTTTGTATATCATTTGTGTTCCAGAAAGATATCCAATCACTATTGAGTGGTCTAAATCCAGATCTTCTAAACCAGTTATTGATACTCATTTGATTGATTGTATTAGGAATAAGATCGTTAATCAACTCAAAGAATTGATAATCCTGGATAATAAATTTGCGAATACCGAAGAAGGTATCTGTGATATCATCTTTACAATCTATTATATCACACTTCTTTATTGAAATATATCTCTTAATATAAGCAATATGAAGGATCATCAAGAACACTAGTTTTTGATTTTTGAACTTCCTCTTTTCTTTCGCAAGTTCATATCGTGCTAAACAAATATCTTTGAACTCTGTGTTATAGATACAGATATCATCAAGAGTTTTCTTAAACAACTTATCAACATTCTTTTGAAGAGATGCCCATACACTTTGTATATTTCTGGCTCTCAAATGATCTTGATGATTTACGATGTATTGACGAGATGTATTAGAGTATATATCGGTTGTGTAAGAATTATTCTCAATTTTTCTATAATTGATTCTTTGTTTTATCCTCATAACTGATTATATGATGTATTATTTTTTTATATCAATGGTATTTCATTTTTATTTAGATTTTGACTGATATGCCTAATCCATTATTGATTAACTGATTTACTTTATTTGAGTGTAATAGATAGTTCCTTTCAACATATCTTTCTTCTTTTGTAAAAAATCTTTATACAATCTGTCCCATACATCTCTCCATTCATTCTTTTCATTCCATTCATTCTTCAATTTACCATAATCACTCATTTTTACAATATAGTTTGATGAGGATATGTATGGTTTTCTTGATCCTTTGTGGGAGTAGCTAAATATATACACATTTCCTAACATAACCCAATCATACGCATCTATAAACATATCGTTAAACCATTTGAACATCTGTGATGGATGGATTTCACTAAGAACCATCCAATTAAGAATGATCATTAATCTTTCAATATGATGAAGATATCCTGTATCTCTTAATTTGATCATACAATCATCAATAGGATATATTCCAACTGGTTTTAATTGCCACCATACTTTTGACAATTTTTTAGTGTTATTGAAGTAATTGCTGCTAATCATTGTGGAATAGTGATAATGATACGCGTAGCGCATATACTCACGCCATCCCACAATTTGTCGCAGGAAACCTTCATAGTTGTTGAGTGATATGTTTTTTTCTTTTATAATTCTTTCAACAACTTCTTTTGGTGTGATAAGACCGATATTTAATGATGAACTAAGGAGTGAATGATATAGTGTGTTGTATGTGTAGTTTGAGTTATTGTGTGTTGTATTGTTGTTTCCTTCCGGTAAAGATAACATAGCATCTTGAAACTCACCAAAATGTTTTAATTTATTTTTTATGAAATGATCAAATATTTTTAAAGTTTGTTCTCGTGTGGTAGGATACATAAATCCATCAGTTGATCCAACACTATTCAATGATAAACTCTTGATATACTCTTCAGCCTCTTTCAATTCATTCGGTTGTTTTTGTGGTTGTGGTTGTGGTTGTGGTATATGTGGTATAGAAGATAAACGTTTCCTATTCTCTGTATCATAACTCTTTTCCATATTAGGAATACCTATACGCCGTATAGACCATATCTTGAATGTATGATGGAACAATGGATTTTTATTGTTTTTGTGATATTCTTCTAGGTGTTCTCTGGAATGTAAAAAGAGTGGGGATGGATGGTTCGTAGCATTCTTATACTGTTTTTCTATCTGGATATTCGCAGGATCAAAGATATCTGTTATGGAAGCTGGTGTAGGTGGTTTGTCTTTTAGAGATATATAGACTGTATTATATCCAGACTTTTTAAGATGATTGTAATATTTTGTCATTGTAATTCTATGGAGGATCAATTTATTTATATGGATATTCTTGCGAAAGAATGAAGGGTGTTCATAGAGAATATACTGATGATCTTTTGAGAGATGTTGAATAGGAAATAGATTGTTAGGCAACAATAAAAACATTGTTGTTATTACTATTTCAGTAATATAGAAAAAATGATAGAGATTAGAATATAGATCAGGATCCAAAACTAAGAAATGTTGTTTATTCAAATAGCATTCCTTGATATGAATAGACAAACACACATATATAAGAAAGCTATAATGATTGATGATAGTAGTATAGTTCTTGAACATTTATCAAATTATATCAGAGAGTATTTTACTTTGTTCTTAGGTGGTATTATGAATAAATGTTTTGAGAAGGTTGATAACATATTATTTTCAATTTTTGAGACATTTGTGTTCCATTTAGAAAATCATTATGAAAAGATATATTGGAGAGCTGTTGATCTAGACCGTAATTGTAATTGTGATTATCTAATTCTATATGATATTACAATACAAAGATTTGAAATATTTGATAAAAACTATCTTTGATCACTAATAACTCAAGAGCAACTAAATGAAGCAAACTTTCCATTTGATGGAAGGTCTATCGTATTTGACGGTTGACATATCTTATTTTGGTTATTACCAGGGCAGTTAAACCTAGCAGATGTATTGATATTAAAATGATCAGGGATAGGTCGGTTGTATAGATCATCCATCCAGTTAACATTGTAATTATCTCTTTTAT